TTCAGGAAAACTACATCAGGCTCATAGAGGTTATTGCGTACATGAAGAACGCCGGCCCCGATTACGTTATAAACGCCTGGATTGTTTATAGCTCCGTCAAGTACGGTTGATGTGTATGTGGCAGCCCATACAAGTATAGCAGCCAGAACACCGTCCTGCCATGTGCGGATAACTTCGTCCTCAAACATGCTGATAATTTGCAGTACCAACTGATCGAAGTCTATTTCTGTCTCTTCTGTCATTTCGATACGTCCGGCATATTTTACGCGGGTGTCGTATTTCCATGTGAATTTCTTATCAACAAGTGGTTTCACTGCACCTTCACTTACTGTGGTAGGTACACCAACACCAGCGGCAATCTGCTCTTTGCGCTGTATTGTCTGTGGTACTTTGGCAACCTGGCGGGAGTTGATACCGTCAAGGATAAAGTTTTTGGGGAACTCGATAACAACGAGTTCCATGTCATCAAACAGGTTCGTTGTGTTAACGGCAGATGCTCCGGTAAGAACGGTGGTAGTCTGCATCAAAGCAGATGCGGCACGTTTGGCTTTAAATTCGATGCTCCAAGGATTACCACCCTGACGAGCGCGCTGGATGTCTTCTTTCTTTGCTTCCAACAGGCTTTTCAGTTTGTATTTTTCATCACCTGTAAAGCCGCGTTGTGCTTTCTTTTCCAACAGGTCGATCTGTGTAGCCATATTGCGGACTACATCAGCCATGCTCTGACCTTCAGCAACAGTGCCGAGTTTGGTGGCTATAGCTTCAAGCTCTTTGCCACGTTGGATTGATTCAGCATTCATTGCCGATTCAACAGCTTCTCCGATAGCACCGAAAAAGTTTTCGTCTTGTTCGGTCAAAGTGTCTTTTGCCTTCGAGCGAACGATCTTCATGAAATCTTCTTTTTTCATTTTGATTAAAATTTAGTAGTTAATGATTTACTTATTGATTTGTCCGCTTTCGGGATTTCAATCTGTTTTTGTATAGCCCGCTTCACTTCAATTTGAGCGGCTATGTCGTTTGGTACTGGAGCGAATGATAGCGATTCAGGCTCCCATAAATCGGCGTAATAAACTGGTATCATGCCGGGTTTACGTTCAACTGTATAGTTACTGATAGTTCCTTCAATGGAAACAGTTTTTATAATCCCGTTCTTTACGTCAAGTTTCAATTCTTCTTCAGCCCTTGCGCCAAACTTGCAACGAACCACAATGCCCTTATCCGTAAAGTTATATGCAACTGTGATGCCAAGTGTGTTTTCGGCTGCGTTGTCCCAGGGGTGATTATCGAACAAAGGAATGCCAGAATCCAAACGATCTGTTATAATATTTTCTTTACCTGTTCTTAGCACCTGCATGAAGTACTCGTTATTTTCGTATGAGTAACGCATTTGCCCATTTTCAGAAGGTACGGCAATACATTCAAAATCCCATTGATCAGATTCTGAATTTTGAATCATTGCCCGGCAAATGCTGCGGTCTTGTGGTTTATCCTTTTCCATTTTACTGAGTTATTATTTGTCCAGCTTCTTGATCTGTTAATCCAAAAATCACTATCAATGCATTTTTTTTCGTAGTTGCGTCTAAATTAGGATCGCTTAATAATGTCTGCATAGCCTGTGTTCCACCTACTCCCAACTTTACAGCATAAGGTACTTTTGTACGATCATAAATATAATTATCACCATCTGAAACGGCCTCTTGCCCTATCGCAAGTAAGAATGAATTGTATGTTATTATTCCTTTTTCGTATAATGCAAGCTGATTATCAGTTACTGCTTTATCTGCTTCTGCCTGTACTTTCTTATCCTGTTTCAGACTGCTAACCGTCGAAAAGTCTGCCATGATCTGCACCCCTGATTTATCCAGATATAAAGCCTTAGTGAAGTTTGAGCAAACAACCTGCACTACTGACATTATACCGTTTTCCCATACTGACCGCTCCGCCTCTGATTTGTTGTTAAAAGTAGTTTGATCCTTTCGAGGGATTAATTCGGGTGGAATCTGATAAACGGATGCAATTTTAATGCTGTTTTCCAGTGTTTCCTCAAACGGCATTAACTTCTGAATGTCTGCCAGCGTGTTAATGAACTCAAGAGGCACGGATGAAATACCCCAGAAGTTCCGGCGGCCTGTTATCCCGTTGCGCTGGTTTATGTCATCAAGTATTGTTTGTCTGGTTGTCGGATCAACTATTTCTGATAAGTTATTCGCACTTGTCGATTTCTTAACCAGATAACCGGCTGACCCGTTGTTTGCATAAACGTTATATCTTGCTGAGTAAGTGGCAAGCAAATTATCTATGTTTCGTTTTGCCTTGTATAGAGGTGATTTGCAAAGTACATTTGAATATTCTCGCCTCGATTGATCTAATGTGTCAATACGAACGCGGGTAATATCCAGATAATTAGTTTGTAAAGTATTATCATTGTACCGTATCCGACGTATAAGGTCGTTTAATGAACTGATTGAAAGTGTTGATATATTGGTAAACTCGTCAATGTCTATAAGGTCAGGCTGTAAAACGTCCATCCGGCTAATTGACGAAGTGGAAGGTTTGCGATATGAGGAAGGAACGGTTACATGGGTAATTCCATTGCCATCTGCAAGATAACTAAATACGTATTGATAAACTAAATCAGAAAAAGAATAAATTGGGTTTATATCGTTAATAAATCTGTTATATTCTGAATTTATTAACTCTTTGCCGTTATTATCAGCTATAAAAAAACGTAACTTGCTAGAGCGATCTGCATAAAAATCAATAGGATAATATAATTCTGAAACGGTATTAGCCAGCGTAAATGCGTTATCGTCTTTCAGGCTGTCAGGTATCTGGATTGAACCTACTTGTGATGTATTGTATTCCTGACCCTCATAGTAATCTATGCCTTTAACTTTGCCGAACCATTTTGACAGTAAACTCATTTATTACTATTTTGGTACAAAGATATATATGTTTTGTCAATTTGGTACTTTGTACTAAAATAAAAATATTGTACCGTTTTGGATTACTACTCATACAATATTTTTTTATACTTAATTTTGATAATCGAAGCTGCCGAACATAATACATCAATAGCATCCTTTTTGTTTTTGTTGTCGCCTGTTTTCGTGTAGCTTGTCAGGTCGTTAATAAAGTCCCGGTATTCCTGCACGTTTTCATATTTCGATTTGTCGAATATGAAATATTTTTGCACAAATTCGTAGTGGCTCAATATCCTGACCTCTTTATTTAATGTCGATGGGAATGCCGATAACTTCCGATGTTCGCCTAACTGTTTTTTAATCAGCAGCACCGCTGCAAGTCCTACTCCATTTGATTCGACAAATATCTGCTCTGTTCTGTTATCGTTGCACTTATCCAGAATCCTGTAAGTGTTGGATTCTATACCATCGGTCGAATGAATCACATCACGAACGAAACAGGCTATACTTCCTTCGTGTTCTATCACATTTATAAACGGCATTGAATACTTATCACCGCCACGGTCGGCAGGATCACCAACGGCGAAGCTGAACTGTACCTCCTCTGTTGATAGATTTGAAAAGTGCAAAGATTCCAACGGTAACAACAGCCCCTCTAAACTCAAAGGATTCTGCATATATTCAGCGTTCCATGTTGATTTACTTATACGTTCCCTAATCTGCAAATACTCGGCTGTACTTTTTACATCTTCGCAAAATGATTTTCCATCAATCAAAGCCGGTATGCTAATAGCCTTATGAAAGTGTCCTTTATCCGTTGCCTCCCCGATAATGTCATCTTTAGTCCATCGAGTACCTATAAATATTTCCGGGCAGTTCTTTTCTTTCCGGCTGTCGTGTGCCGATTCCTTCCACAACTTTACAAACGCATTTGTATTGCTACTCAAAGCATCCTGCATTGATTTATACAGGTCGTCTGTTATAGCTATATTTGCCCCAAATCCTATAATTGTTCCGCCAACACCAGCCCCGAAATATCCGACTTGCTTCGATGTTGATAGGCTCCACCCGTCAAGGTTCTGCCGGTCAGATTGTAATTGGATTTCAGGAAATACCTCGCGGAACTTTACGGATCGGATTATTTCCCGGGTGTCGTATGAAAATTTCTGATATAGTGAGCTGGTGCATGAGTTACGCATCACTGACAACTCCGGGAATTGTGCCAGCCAGAAGGCAGCGAATAATGAAGTGATATAAGATTTTCCGGAGCGGGGAGGCATGGAAACACCGACGGATATTGAGGTGCTGGATTTGTAGTTGTTGATAACGGATTGAAAAAGATTAGCTACATCCCAAAAGAACGGCCTTGCATAGAAAAAATCAGAATCAATATAAACGCAAAAAGCCCAAAAGTTACGTCTGGCTAATGAGAATAATAATGATTTTTCAATATCCATTTATTTAGGCTTAATCGCGTTTAGTGCCTTTTCAAACTGTTCATCAGTCAAATGGATAGGTTCGACGGTTGTATGTAAGTTTCCAGATAGTCCGATATTTTGCGGAACTTTACCAAACTTTCTATCAAATAATTCCTGTATAGCTTTGATATTTCCTTTCTTTGCCTGGGCAACTAATGCGGCTACAACTCCATCAAGATCACCGTCATACTTTGATAATAAGGACTTTAGATCAACATCAGGCGGCCTTCCGTTTGGGTTGTGGCCTGGTTCGCCCTTCTTTTGTGGTTTTAAGTTTTCCGGTGTTCCTCCTATTCTTGCCATTCTTGATTAATTCTTGATTAATTACTGCAAATATACTTACATTTCGTTAATTATATTCACCGCCTCTAAATATTTATTTCGCATCGCCTGGTTCTTCCATGTTATAAAGTTGGTTTCTATTGCCAGCCGTGCAGATTCAAGCCCTGATCCAGCTGTTGCCGGGAAGTCATCAAATATTTGCGCCATCTCACGAACGGATAAATCGGTATGCTTGTTGAGAAGATAATATGCTAGATGCCTCGCCCTCGGTATATTGGTACTTGCTGCCCCCTGGTGTTTTACAAGTGCGCTGGAGGCTTTGATATTCCAAACGGTAAAGGCGATTTCGATTAGGTGGCTGGGTTCTATCTGCATCGTATGAATCTTATCCTTACTTCATAATTTATCAATGTAGGTACTTTCCCGCCCCTGTACTGCAATATACCCTGTTGCCTGATAACAGCATCACATTCGGGCCCTGCATCGCTCTCAGCGTCTTTAATGTGGCTATAACTGACTGCATGAATAGGATCACGCAGCCAGTCGATACCGTTTCCGTTGTGTTTGAATCCGACGATGTACATGATCAGAAGTTGTTAGGATAAGAATCAATTTCGTAAGTGACAGTATTTTCTAAAAAAATATTCTTTATCATTCCGTAATGATGTTTTTTAGTTAATAACAATAAATCTTTCCACCTAAAGCATTTGGTTTCTTCATCAAAAGTAATGTACTTATGAATCAGTTTATGCGCTCGTGGGCTAACAATAAACACATCATTTTTAAAGTTGTAGTTCCAATGGTGTATTTCTTTTCCTTTCAAGTTAACCCCATCCCTCCTTATGTCCCTTGCAGTACCTCTGTTTTCTGTATGCTGAGTTTTATTTCTGTATTTATACTTTGCATACTTAACACGTCCTCTTAATCTTTCCTTTTCGATAAACGATTCATCATCAGCCAATCCTTTATACCTTGTATTGACATCGTTTTTTGTACACTTCTTGCATTTGTTAAGATGACCGTCCCCCATTTGCTTATGTGGGTAATACTCTGAAAGTGGTTTGTCAACTCCACATTTAAAACAAATCTTTGTTTCCATAAAATTAAAGGTTAATTATATCCACAAAGATAGTGATAATTTAATTAAAACGGTTAATTTATTTTAATTAAAAAGGTAATCCGTCATCAGTAAGTGATGTATTAGGCAGTGGCGGTCCACCGCCCTGATTCGCGTCAGCCAGGTACTGCTGCTGTACGGATTGTGCTGGAGCAGACTGAACGACCTCACGAACCACCTTAAACGCTTTCACTTTTGGGAAGTGCTTACCGTTCCATTCTGAGCTGTCAAGGTCGAAGTGAACTGTGATAGGTTGTCCTGGTCGTAATCCTTCGATTGCATCCTGATTGTTGAATAGTTCAAATACCGGGTGTTTCGTATATTGTCCTGGCACTTCGATCATAAAGCTGGTTGCTTCCCATGTTCCTTTTGCAGATGTTCCTGATTTCGTTTCTAATTGTTGTTGAAAGTTACCTTTGATTTCCATAGTGTGTGTTATTTATTGGGTTAAAATAATTCCTTTTGTACTGTTAAACTTGATTTGTACTGTTTATACCACTCCGCCCATCCTGATATTGTCTTTATTATGACATATACACCTTTAGCCCGTTCGACAGATGCCTGGTAATCTTTCTGATCATGTGACTGTCTGTCACTGTTTATTTTTAATTCGATTTTAACGGAACGCCCTTCAATTGTCGCTGAAATATCCGCTGAACCTCGTACCATTGTTGTTTTCTGATATTCTACTGATCCGATAATTCGCTGTGATCCCATGATGTCAGTTACTTTCTTTGTGTTGTCAACCATTTTGCCGGTTACATTAATCGGTTCTCCTTGCTGACCGTCGAATTTAAGCCAGTCTACGATGGAACGCCTGAGTCCGTTTGCTGTGTTCGGTTTATAATCATGCACAAATGATTCCCGGTATGGCAATGTTGGTGAA